TCTTTGTGTATATTCCGGCATCTTTAAGATCAACGAATAATGTGTTCGTTGCTGCTGATTGTGTTAAATCAAGAACAGCACCCGCTGTCACTATTGCATTTAAGTAAGCCTCAGCATCAGTGTCATAAACAGGATTACACGAGAAACAATCAATGTAAGAACCTGTTTCTTCCCATTGTGTAAATTGTGAATATGTTGTTGTTACACCTGACACACATTTAACAATTGAATTTGATGTATTGGTAATCTCATAGATATCTCCTGTTGTTTCAAGATTCGCTTGTGTTGATACGAATGTATATGTTCCACCTGAACTACATTCTACCCCATTATAGTAGAAGAACACCTCAGAAGGAATTTGTTGTGTTAAGTTGAATTGTGTTCTACCAGTGCAACCACAATTACCATAAACACTAACACCACTGAATGTGTAACCTGATGAAATGTAATAGTGCCTATAGTCATTCAGAGGATTGTAGTTTCCAATAGATACAGAATGACAACCAAGATTATTTAAGTTATCATCAAATAGTTCAACAAAATTACCTGCGTAAGCATATAAATGATAGTTGAGATCTGAGTTGGAATATCTTGTTGTTCCACTAGAACATGGAGTTAAAGTATATGATAGTTTTCTATGACCTTCATATTCTTTTGTCAGTTTTATAAGTTCAATATCACAAACACTTGGCTCCAACATATTAAAGTTGGTGATCTTATTAATTCTGAAATAGGTGTTATTGATTAGGATTTTTTCGTTCCATCTCAAACCTTGAACATCTTGTGGAAGAAGGTATATCTTACAAGAATATACTTTGTTCTCCTGACTTATTAGATCTTCAACATAAGGTTTGTAATAGATGTCATATAAATCCTCTGCAACAAACTCAAAATTTCTACTTGTTACATTTGACTGGTCCTCACCACGATAATTGATGTAGTGACTAAATCCTGTATAGTTGAATGGATATGTTGTGAATCTATTTAGGTTTTGGAAACGATCCATCTGTGTAGATTCAATATAATATGTCTGATATTTTGTTGGTTGTGTTACAGTTCCACAAGTTGTTCCTGTAGATGTAAGTGTCACGGTAGGATAAGGGAAACATACAAGTGCTGCTCTTACTGTTGATGAATCACCACAATCGTTAATTGTATTTGATCCGACAGTAGGATAGAAAACTTGTTGATTACCAAAACAATCATCGTAATAGATAGGACAGGTAGATGTTGTGGTAAATGTAATACCACTTGAACAAGTTGATGAACCAGTTGTTGTTCCTGTTCCTCCAATATAACCATAGTTGTCATTTGGTAATGTAATACCTCTGAATATTAGTTTTGGTAATATCTTAAATGGAACAAATGTCTGTAAGGTAGTTCCTGATTGATCCTGAGTTTGAACCTTTGACATTGATGATACTGTAATGTATGGGGTAAAAACATTCCCAACTGTAATATCAATTGGAGATGAGAATATAAAATCAAACTTTGTTGTGTCATTCTTATATGGTAAATTCAGATTGAATAAGTCTGAACCAAATACCCTGTTGGCTTGTTTGAAGAAATCATCATTGGCATAGTCTTGATCCTTCTTGAATTGAAATTCCAATGTTCCATTAACAAATGATGTTGTTGGTATTAAAGATTGTGTCTGAGCATAATCCACCTTTGTGGTCCAATCCAAAACTACTCCCTTACCAATATAATCCACAATCGGTTCAACAATCAATCTATCAGGAGCATCTGGATTTGGAACTACAATAAGATTAAACATCTTATTTATTGATGTAATGAAATCAATTTGTTTATAATCGTTCTCAGGGAACTCCAAAGCATAATCTATGGTTGATCCTGTTGGAATGAATCTCGGAGGATTAATGATTTGTTGAGTATATCCTGAGATAAAAGAAAATTCACCCAAGAAATAAAAACCGAAAGTAGATGTTCCTGTTATTATAAGAGACCTATCAATTGATACTGTTGATGGTTGGTTATCACAGAATGTGTTGGAGTAGATTACCTCTGTTGTGATACCATCATAAAAATAGAGAACAGCATAAGGGAATTGGAATAATGAATAGTCACAACCCTGAGTTGGATTTACTGTGAATGTAAATCTGAATTGATAGGTCTCTGAGAATTGTTCGTCTATTGTTATTCCTGTTGTGGTGCCTGAGAAACCTAAATCATTACAAGTGATGGCAGAGATTGGATTTAACCAAGTTGGTGTTGTTGGATTGGGTGTTAGAACTTGGTTTGAATAAGAATAACATGCTACCAAAGCATTTCTTGGATAGATAGTTTCATCCAAAAACTTTTGTGGTAAATAGAACTTTCTAAAATATGATGTATTCATGAAGTCTGATTCCAACTGATAACCAGCATCATTGAATATTTGTTCGTATAATGTTTTTACTTGTATTGATGGTTTGAAATAATAGTTGTTCAGTGGTGTTCCTGAGAAGTCAAAATATGGTGTGGTCGGAAAGTAATCAATCCCTGTTGTGGTTGCTGAGAATGGTGAGAATTGAACGAGTGGGGTTGTGTCAAAATTAACAAATGATTGGTTATTGAATTGATAGTATTCATAACCTATACTGTATAGTCCCCAAAATGTTTGACCATTCTGATATGAATAGTTTGTTGAACCAGTTAAAGCAAATAAGTCAGGATCAATCTGTGATTCAAAGATAACACCATCTGTATATGGGTGTGATAAACCAGATAGGTTAAGTTCAAATAAAAACTTATCTCCAATGTTTGCCATGAGATCTCCAATCTGATTATAGAAAGTTACAGCATAAATGATCTCACCTTTGTTTATTGTAACACCATTTAGTCTTATGTGACCCTGCATGATTTCATAACCATCCCACATAAGAACAGCATCAAACTTATCATTTGGGTCAAATGTGGTTGGGACAGCATTGACATCATAAAAGAAATTGAATACTTCGTTATTCTTTTTTGTGCCAGGTAAATTAAAATTCTGTGAATAATTTGAGTTCTTTTTTGTGATATCTTGTAATTCCGCAAATGAAAGAGACAGAAGCACAGGTTCATCTTGATATAAATCTAGATAAACATATTGGTTTTGTATTGTTGTTCTTATTTGAAGCATTAGATTGGTAAGTCGTAATTTCTATATGGAGTTAATTTCAGATCTATTGTGTATTGGAATAGTCTTTGGTATTTCTGTTGGAATACTTCAACTTCCTTATTTTGAACTACACAAGGAATTAGATAAGGATAAATATAGTCCTGATTTTCCTCAGGTAACCAGTTATTCTCAATCATATAGACATAAGGAGACATCAATAACTCCTCAATTATTTTACCATCATTTTGTGTAACGAAGTTTGAATCAACCGTCATTACTTCATCTACACTACCCCAAAATACTGTATCACTTGAATCATAAGCCTGTCTGTTCCACCATTGTGTGTTTAATGACTTCTGTGAGGAATAACTTTTTTTGTTAAGACCATATCTCTTTTGTGATTTTTTTGTAAAGGTATATGTGTCCCAAATTCCGTTTCTATTCATAAACAAGAAAGATATTGGATCGTTGAAACATTCATCTCCTACCATCTTGTATTGAACAATCTCTGATGATCCATATTCATCGTAGTCAATACCCAATACATCATTGGTTAGATAGATTGCAACATCTGAGTTTGTTCTAAGGACAGGATTTGGTTTGAATATACCATAGGCAATTCTCTGTTGCATATAACCATATGGAGCCACTGTTTGTAGGTTTGTTCTACTTGTATAATCCACAGGTGCGTTTTGTATTGCATCGTAGTTATACTGACCATTACCTTGTATCTTCTGACAATATACAATTGATTTAATATTGGTGGTATTGTTATAAAGTGGATTACCAGCATACATAAATCCAACAATGATTGGACATTTGTAATAGTGTGTTCTCCATCTTGTATTGTAGACATTAGATCCAAGTATTGTCATTGGTATTGTTTCATTACCATATGTTGACATGAATTGTGCTCTTGTTGCACCTGTGCTAGCGGACCAGTTATAAACATTGGTGTCAAGGTAGTTATACTGACCAGTAAGGTTATTACCTGAGTAATAATATTTCTGAGACATCTGTTTGTTCTCTTGAACACCAGGCCAGATCATAACCCCATAAGGTTGTGTCTGTGCTGAATATGGAGATATTGTTCCACCTGTATAAGATGTATATGCAGAAAAGTTTGTTGGGACTATTGTTGTTGATGTCCCACCAGAAGTAAATTGAACCCCAAATAGACAACGATATTCATTGATCTGATAGATATTACTAAATCCTTCATAACCTCCGTTAAATCCATTAGAAAACGATATGGTGGAGGTTCTATCATTTACAATTGTTGCTTGTGATGTTGATAACTCCACAGATGTTGTATCTGAATCTGCAACTCTAACAAGATAAGGATTTGTCTGAGCTGATGTGGTAGCTGAAGTTGGGATTGCACCGAGATTTCTTGGGTTTTTATCTACAAGGTTTGTGATAATTGTTTCCACATTGAAAATACAATTACCATATTCGTTGGATGGAACTAATATACGACCTACTTTTCCGTAGTCTTGTGTTGATCCACTATCGTTTCTATAAGGGTTCTTGTAAATATCTACAACCAATCTTATATCGGTATAGGCTGAATAATCGTTGAGAGCCACATTCCATGTATGATCAGCATGAGCTGGTGTCATTCCGAGTGGCATTTGTTTTATGGTAAGGTCTAAACTCATTCTGTTCTTACTGAAGTTAAATAAACATCAATCTTTTTATCCAAAAATTGATTTATGTCCTCATCAACCGCATTTAATAAAAGCTCATATTCGGCTCTAACATCAGGTGGTAAGTTGGTAGGTAGGTTATCCAACACATTACTGAATTGACCAATCGCTTTATCATAAATATTAGCAGGACGGATACCATAACGAAAAATACTCTTTTGTATGGCAAAGGCTAGACTAAGTGATTTCTGTGCGTCACTCTGTCTTAGGTTTCTGTCTTCAATCCAATCAAGTAAAACACTAACAGGTATCGGATGTTTACCTTTTAGTTTTCTTGATTTATTGATAGCATAGGATATACCTTTTCTTTCAAATTCTACATCGGGTTTGATCCCTCTGATTTTGATCCATTGAAGTAATGAATCAATCGGAACTCTTTTTTTACCAGGTTTTCTACCCAAGTTTACAGAATCAAAATAGTCAGCATAGGTGATTACAAGTTCAGATGGTTGGTCCTGAGTTGCTGGCATGACTGTTGCTGTAAGTGAATTGTATAAATTACCTGAAGCAAACTTATTTCCAACACCTCTTTGTTCAGGATTACCATAAGGATATATTCTTTCCTTAATCTTCTTTTTCATAAGATTGACAAGGAGAGTTCCGAATCTTTGTAATTCTTTATCTGTTAATTCAAACATGTTTAGAAATTATTTACATGTAGATGGAATCCAATCGCTCCACCAGCAATTGACGCAGTTGAAGATTGAGCAGATGTTATTGTTGAATAAGAAAAAGATGAATCAAATGTTGATGCTCCTGAAAATACTAATCTATTCCCATTATACCTCAAACCAATTACATATGCACCTGCCGTAAGAGATGGAACTACACCCAATGATGCTCCTTCAAATTGTGTGGAAGGAAATGATGAAAACGGAACAATAAATCTAACTGTTGGTTGGACACCTGAGTTTGAATATTTTGCCATCAAGAAATAAACCCCTGACCCTGTCCCTGAAAAACTTATATTCCCTCCACTGAATGGTATGGTTTGTTCAGTAGCAGAAGTCAAACCTGTTAATGTTTGCACTGATCCAACTCTTTCAGCAGGATATAGACCATTAACTCCAGACTGTGCTGTATAAAAAGCAACTTCTAAAACATCGGATGTTGATGTGATTGTTCCTACACGATAGGTCATCGCAGAATAAGAATAGATGCCTGTGTCATAAAAAGCAAAGGCTTGGAGAATATTCTGTGTTCCTGCTGCTTGTTGAACACCTGTCGCTGCTCCTATTCCAAGACCTGTGTATCTCGGTTTTAAATTCTGATATGAATAATAATTGTCAATGTTGGTTCTACCTGTTGAAACCTTCATCGTTGTTGCATTACCGAGACCATCTTCTAATGATTGAAGTGTTGATGTTAATCCTGAAGTTGAGTCAGCTAATTTTAATAATCCTTGATATGTGGATTGTATTGTTTGTCCACTTAAAGTAGCCATATAATTAATTTTTGTTTTTTATTTATACTGTGTTCCAAAGTCCTGTTTGATTATTCCAATCCACATTTGTTGTGTTCCATACTGCTGCCCCGCCTGCTGGTGTTGTGCTTGGTGTCGGTGTGAATGTAGGTGTTACGGATGGGGTTGGTGTCATACTAGAACTTGGGGTCTGTGTTTGCGTATTTGTTGGTGTCATTGTAACCGTTGGTGTATTTGTATTAGTTGGAGTAACGGTTGGAGTATTTGTAGTAGTTGTAGTAACGGTTGGAGTAGGCGTCGGTCCGATCGGTAAGATTAGATCCACAGGACAAGGACATCCTGATAATGTATAACTATAAACATCAAACGCAACAACTATTTCACCAGGTAATAACACAGGTGCCAAATTAAATTGGTGTTGATGTTGCCCTGAGTTTATTGTTTCTGCTGCACAATAAACCGTTCCGAGAGATCCATATGCACATCCTGAAATGATGTAATCACAATTTGCATTTGCTGGTGATGTAAAGTTCGGTTGATTCCAAAGTATAAGTTTAAACTTGGTATTGTCTTCCAACTTTACTTCAAGGTATTGAGTTGTTACAGGACAAGTTGGGGTAGCAGTAGGAGTTTCTGTTGGTGTGCTTGTCGGTGTCTCCGATGGTGTAATACTTGGTGTTGGAGTGTTCGTAGGAGTAGCTGTTGCTGTTGGGGTCAACCACGAATTAAACGCCGCATCACATCTATCAAGGGAGTTCATAACTTGAACTGCAATCTTTGCTGTCCATCCACCAGTAAGATCTGAATACTGCTCAATAAATGGAGAACATATTACAGGATTTTGTAGATAATATTTCGCATTGAAATTACCTAGTGAATCATTAACCGACAATCTGAATTGTGAAATGATATCATCCATGATTTGATTGGTATCTGATAATACATCAATCTGATTTTCTAAATCCCTTTGAATAATATCCATCACAATAATCGTGAATGTATATTCCATGAACCCAAACTTTTGTATTACCTCACCAGGAATAACATATAACAATGGGAATATTGGAGAGTTGAAATGTGTGTTGTCAGTCTTATCTCTCATCTCGGTCCAAAAACTTAGATCACTCTCTTCACCAAAACCAAATGAGTTAATCTGCTTATGAAATTCTGATAGTGTTCTAAAATCATCATGGAATGTTTTTAGATTGATTGTATCATGAATAATTGTTGTCCCTGTCCAAGTGTTGAATGCTGCAGCACATCTATTGAGTGGGGTCATTGTCTTGAGTGACAATAAACCATTCCAACCATTTGTTAGATCCACTTGTTTTTCCATGAATGGAATACAATTCACCTCTGTGTCCAAATAGTATTTGTTGTTGTATAGACCTTCTGATTGAGTTACGGATAATCTAAATTGTGATATAATATCCTGAAGCATTTGTAATGTATCGGATAGTGTATCTGTTTGATTGGCTAAATCTCTCTGTGAGATGTCCATTACAAGTGTATTGAAATCCCATGTCTTGTATTTTAAGTCATTCGTTACTTGAGATGGAACAACATATAGTAATGGGAATATTGGTGGTTGTGCATGTGGATTGTCCTCACCCTCTCTACTTGTTGTGTAATAACTTATCCCGTCAATATTACCCAATCCAAATGAATTGATCTGTTTGTGATAATTGGACATTGATTTGAAATCATCAGCAATTGTCTTAAAGTTTATATTCACTTGTGGAACAGCTGATGCTGATATTGATGGAGTTACACTTGGGGTTGGAGTATTGGATGGTGTAACGGAGATCGTGGGTGTTACTGTCGGAGTTGCTGTTGGTGTCGGACTAGAAATTGGGGACGATGATGGCGTTGGTGTAACTGTTGGGGTGCTAGTTGTCGTGGGTGTTGGAGTTACCACAACAGGAGCTTGGAAATATTTGTTATAGAAATAATTGTAGGTTGTGGACATCTCAGCATCTGATAACCTACGATCATAGAATAAGAACTCTGTGGCTGCTACTCCACTATTGGTTGCTTGATATTGGAATATCGGATCTGTAAATGTTCTAAGTGTTTGTGTCTGAATTGTTTGACCAGTCAATACACCATTGATCCATACCTCTGTTACAGCACTTGTTCCTGATTGATATACTCTTGTTGATCCTATTACCCATTGATTTGTTACTCCACTATAACCAGGCTCAGGACTACATGAACTATTATCAGAATAAAATGTATATGTTCTAAGTCCATCAGGTGTTACATTGAAAGGATTGAATGTGTCAATCTGAAACCATCTTACTCCATTTGTTTGACCCAAATAGTTTGAGGGATTGTCTGAGTTGTAGAATGGGACATAAGTTCCACCAGTAAGATTATACATGAACCATGTTGTATAATCTGTATAAGTTCCGTAATCACCCAATTGGTTTGTTAAACCGACACCACCTTGTGATACAGATATACCTGAATATTGTAAGGTTACAGGGTTCTGAAATCCTTGAGCATCAGATTGGACTAGTTGTCCTGTGATCCCACTAAAATAAAGTGATGGGTTGGCTAAGTTTGTAGCCTTTAGAATTGCAACCCCTGATCCACCACCGATTATCAACGATGATGTATTGGTGAAGTCAATCTGTATTGTTAAACCTGATGTAATTAAGCTCATCTATTCTTTATTTGCTGTTGTTGCTTTTTGATTTCTCTCTCCTTCTCTTTATTAAGATCCACAAGGTAGCTAAGGTGATTAAGGGCACTGATAAGGGTGAGATTAACCACATTATCAATTTGCCATACTTTGTTTTCGGCGAGTTGTGAAATTGCATGATACCATCCGTAATGACCATAAAAACTATTCTTATCTTGAGCAGCTTCACCATCAATTTGTTCTTGGAATAAAGCTGGGTAAGACTTTGAGACGCCTCGGCTATATTCAATAAAAAAAAAAGCGCTGAATTGATATACTTGATCGGTAAATCCTTCATCGCCTCAATTCTCTTTTTGAAATCTGAGTCAGCATATTTTGTTCCCTTCTCAACATACATATAAGCTGCTAGTTCATTCAGGTGTTGAGTTCTATACTTCTCGTCTTTTCTCAGGAATGTATCAAGGTCCACATATTGACCAAATGAAATGTTATTCACATCCATTAGTTCATAAGTCATACCATTATGTTCAATCTCTTTGTATAATTTTTTGTTCTCATACATCAGAATATTCTGAACAACATCTCCAAGTCTTATGATGGTTGCAGCATCTTGTTTTAGTATTTCATCTTTCTCCATACCTGTGAACTCCTCAAGCATCTTGTAGTATAACTCTTCTTCATCAAGGAGATCTTTATACTTCATTACTTTGGACCAATCAGAAATTGTTGGTTCTTTTACATTGATTGTTCTTCCGTTAAACTCAATTCTACTTTCCATATATCTATAAATATTATTTTATTGTAAGACCCATTTTATAAAATGTATATGCCAGTATTCCTCATGGACTTCATGGTCATAATATATCTTAGGGGATCTATTAGGTGGTTATTCTTGTCTTCAGGTTCGTCAAGGTTGTTACCATTTTTATCTTGTTTCCATACATAAGAATTTAGTTCTTCCCATATATGTTCTGAATCTCTATGAACAAAAAGATTGTTTCTTTTGATCTGATCTATACCTGCTAGTATTGTATCTTTCTTGACTGGCTTTGCATTTATGCCAGCTCTTACCATCTCTGCTATACCCTGTGGATTTGCTGAATCACAAATGAAATCATCTTTGAGATTTATGTTAAGGTCCTTAATCTTGTAAATAAGGTCATTTATGGTCGTGTTTCTAAGATATAGTAATTCCTTCACATAAATTGATTCGTTGTCTTTATGGACCTCTATTAAAGTCGTAGGGTCATTATACCCGAAGTCTACTGAATACCCAAGTTTCTTTGCTGATGGTGGTAGTTCAGTATATTCTTTTTGGTGTGAGAAAACAACTCTTGTTGGAATACCTTTAAGACCAAGACCGAATACTCTCCATAAATTTGGATCTCTGTCTTTTAGTTTCTCAATCTCTTCTACCTGTAGTTTTGGTAGGAAGGGGTTGTCCTTATAAGTCACAATCTTGTATAGACAATCAGGATCACTTTCCAAATCATATAACCATGACTGCCATAGTGAGGGGTTGAAATCCAATATCATTCTTTCACCAGTTCTCAGTGATAATTGAACATACTCATCATAGGTTATCTCTGTTGCCTCATTGACAAATCCTATGTCTCTCTTTCTTCCTCGTAATTTTGTTTCATCATCTACGGAGAACCATTCAATAATATTTGATCCAAGTTCATAATAACCATCAACAGAGTGCCACTTGGAATCATCATAAAGATCCAACATCAGTAAGATCTCTTTTAGATCCCTGAGGACCGATCCTTTGAGTGCTGGTAGTGTTTTTCTAATTATTGAATATACCTTATTCTCTTTATTCAATAGATCTATAACCAACCATAAGATGATGTTATAAGTCTTACCTGCTCTTGACGATCCTTGAAATACACAAACACGCTTATTGGTTTCCTGTAGTAATTGAAATACCTCCGTTGTCTGTATTTTCATTCTGTTTCTTTTCTAATGCTTCTTTTAGTTTTTGGTTGAATAGATCTGTATATCTTTTTGCAGCACCTCTCAGTCTTTCGTTTCGTGCTTTGACTCTTCTTCTGTGGGCTTTCTCCCCACCTCTCTTTTGTGATTTTGGCATTATAATAATTTACCTTGAACCGGTTTATTCTTTTCGTGTTCTATTCTCGCTTTCGCAATATCCATATACTCCTGTTCTTTTTCAATACCGATGAAATTGACCCCACATCTAACAGCCGCTTTACCTGTTGAACCACTACCCATAAACGGGTCTAATACTACTCCATTTGGTGGGGTAATGAGATTGATTAGATATCTCATTAGGTCTGTAGGTTTGACTGTGGGGTGATTGTTCTTTAATCCGTTAGTATTGTCCTGTAGTTTTTCTTCTGCTGCCGCTTTAGATGTCTTATCTTTACGAGGTAATTTACTCATCGCTTCAGCCCATTCTTCAGGGTTCTTTTCTTTGTATATTATTGTTCCATCTTCTCTTCTTGGTCTTTGATGAAATACACCTACTTCCTCTGGCATACCCTCGTTTCTATCTTTCTTTGCTGCCTTGGGACAATAGAAGAAACGACTGGCTCCACCTTTCAATGTTCCACTCTGTTCGTCCAATAGTTGTCCCGCCTCTTCATCAAAGATTATGTTTGCTGGAAATCTACCTGACTCATTATACTCTTTGAAATCTTCGTTCTTAAAATAACCATCGGGTAAATGATTTCCAAAATATTCTTTCTGGTCTTTTCTAACTCTTGGTCTATCAAAGTTGATGTTCTCTTTGTCTTTCATTTCAATCCTTGAACCATCAATATTTATTCCACCTGTTCCGTGTTTCAATACATTCTCTGCGATGGACTTTTCACTTAATGGTTTTCGTGCCATCACTATTGGTTCGTGTGCTGGTTTGAGTGCTGTTCCCCAACCTTCCCACTCTTTCGCTTCTTCAATATTAGCAATTGTAATATCAACCTCTGCTACTATTGTTCCACCAACAGAATTACCTTCACCTCCATTAAACAATCCTGAACTCTTTGTTCCAATTACTTCTCTCTCTGCTGATTGTAATAGATTTGATATTTCATCTTTTTCTTCTTCTGTTGCGTTGATTACCTTACTAATTACTTTCCATTTTTCTACTGTTGGTAATGTTGTCGTCCATGGGTCAGGTTTATTGCTTTCTGTTTTAATATATCCTGAAGCATTAAATCCACACTCTTCACTTATCTTTGATAATGATTTTCCACTCTTATCATAAAGTCCTTTAAGTTTTAATTTTACTTCATCACAACTCATATCAACTCTACCAGCAATCTTATCTATCGCTTTACCGATGTTATGTGATTTAGGAAACCCTGATCCAAATACCCACATAATCTGATCTCTAATTTGGAAACCACTATCCTCAAATGCTGTTGCCATTCTGTGGTAAGTTCGTGGTGCTGAAAATGATAATGCGTGTCCTCCTGGTTTTAGTATTCTAAAACATTCACGAGCCCATAACTCACACCAATCCTGAAACCATTTACCTTCCTTAGCTCCTCCTATTGGAAGACCTGGTTGAACTCCTTTTGAGAACCCACCTTTAACAGGACTTTTACCATCAGCAAATCTTTCTTCACTTCTATTCTTTTCTCTCTCAATTAGTTCTTGATGTTTCTGTGGATTGTCCCACTCCTTATTCATAAATCCAATTCCATAAGGGGGATCTGTTACAACTGAATCAACTGAGTTATCTGGTATTGTTTTTAATACCTCAAGGCAATCTCCTAATCTTAAATCTATATTCATATTATCGTTTTACAAATGATCCTCCAATATAACCCCCATGAGTTATTTCGTATTGGTAATTATACTTCTCAATCCATTCAATGAACGCCAGTCTTTCGTGTTCATCATATTCCACTTCATTACCATGCCAGTCATCAAACCTAATAAAGATTTCATTCCACTCACATTTGGTTAGGAACTCCAATGATGATACTGTTGGTTCATAGATATCAACATCAACATTTGCTGCTGCTAACTTACCAATACCATAATCGTTGGGGTGAGTTAAATCATGAACATCAGATAGGATCAATTCAATATTATCTCTTCTTGATAGTTTCTCTTTTGCTTCCTCAATGTTCTTTGGGATATGTCCTGCTTGATAGTCAGGGTGACCAAGAGCAAATGCTCCTTCGGTCCAATCACTACTTGATGGTAATGACTTTGATGTCTTTTCCAATCCTTGAAAATGATCTATTGTATAAATCTTTTTATCAGGGAATTGTGATGCCAGAAATAGTGCTGACTCACAAGTGAAAGTTCCGAACTCAATTATATCTCCTTTGAGATTGTATTTCTCTACCATTTCTTTGATGATGGGTAGATCACATCTTTCCATGTTGGGACTTGTATTCATTATTCATCCATTTTTTTCCAAAGTTGTTCTTTGACTTGTTTGATTATTTGGTAGTATTCTTTTGTTGCTGGTGTTTGTTCCTCTGATTGTAAGAACTCCAATTTGTCAAGTAAGGTCATGTATAAAAACCTATACTGCAAAAATGTTAGATTGAGTTTTAGTTTCTCCTCACTCATTATCTTCAATTGTTTTTTTGATTATTTCAATCTCGTATTTCTTTGTTCCTTCAATCTTCTCTCCTCCTGATGTTATATCCACTTTCTTTTCTGTGTTCCATTCATCACCGAACTTGTTTCTCATTACGAGTGAATATAAGTTTGAATTTAGGTTCTTTGATGTTCCATCTTTGAATCCTTTTCTTGGTATTGACGCCCACCATGTATGTGATGCTTCCCTCATTGCATTGACGGCTTCCGAAAAATTTGGTTCTTCGTCAAGTAATCTATAAAAAGTATCCTTTGATATTCCGAGATATACTCTCGCATCAACATCTAACATACCTTCCCTACCCATCTCAAGTAGTCTAAGTTCCCATCCATTTGGTAAGTCACTCAGTTTCTTTTTTGGTCTTCCTAATTGCATTATGTTAATCTTTGTTGTAGTTTATCAAGCTTCGCATTTATTCTCTTCTTACAGATTACATCACAATATCCTTGAACTGATTCTTTGAGGTGTGATAGAACAAATGCTCTAAACCATTCTTTTTCCATTTCTGATTTATCTTCCATTTGGAAGTAAGCTCTGGCTCTGTTTATATCCTGTTGTGTATAATTGATTGGTTCAGGATCTACTATTTCGTTGACCTGATCTTCGTGTCTAATAACCTTAATCTTTGATTTTGGAGCTTGAGATCCTCCTTTACAACCACATCCCATTTCTTTTCTTGTTTAGTATTTTTCTAATTTTGTTGATGTCCCTTGAGACGCTATTGATTGGGATTGTTGTCCTCTCTGACAGTTTTGTAATTGAACATCCAAGTTCAATGTATAATTCAAATAGTCTACCATAATACCAATCCTTACCTTGTTTAATTTCATCTAGTTGTTTCATTACCCATTCCAAATTCACTTCTGGTTCTTGGTAATCCTCATCTACTATTTCTGTTTCATCATATAGGGTATTGTAACTCCTTTTGAAATGATAATAAAATTTTGAGGTTTTGGAATGATATTGGTTATGAACAATCCTTGTAAAGAAATATAATTTTTGGTTGCTGCTTAACTCAGCTGTTTTTTTGTTGAGGAGGAACTGTTCAACACAGGTTTGCAATAGATCGTCAATATCATTTTGCCTGCTGACTGATCTACATATTTTTTTTAATTCGTCAAAGTTGGATTCAATCCAAATATTATTCAAAATCTTTGTTAATATGAGTTCATCTAGCCAACTCATTTTTCCCTTTATAAATAACTCTTGGATAATATACATCATTGATCCATGTGTTGTTTATCTTCTGAATGAATCCATTGTTTGCCATTTTGATAATGTGATCTCTAATTGAAAAAGGTGATATTTTGAAATCCATCTTTTCATAGATCTCTTGATTGGTTAAAGGTGTGAAGTCACCAGTCTTTTCAATGTCTTCTGTAATAATTTTTAGGATTGCAATCTGTCTAGGGTTTGTTAGCTTCTTCATAGTTTTTTGATAAATATACTATACCTATCCGTAGGAGTAAATAATCTTGGATAAAAAAAACCCTGATAAGTTTTATCAGGGCTTACGAGTATTGGTAAAAAAAAATTTGAATGACTATGCAGAATCAACCAATACCTAAATTAAATATAAAAACTAATTGAAAATTCCATAGGGTAATTCCTTACTTTTTTTAATTAGATTGGTGAGTTCTTCTTTTTGAACTAGATTGATTACAAAATCTTTTGCTTTTGATTCTTTGATTTCGTTGGAAGTATTCATCAAATATTCCATTATGTATTCTTCTGAGGTTAGATCTCCATCTTGAATTTTCATCATCATTTTTTCATACTGGTTCTGGTCCAGTGTTACTTCATAATGCTTGTAGAAAACTTCTTGTATTATAAAATTAAATGTCTTCATCTACTATTCTTGGGAACATATCCATTACTTTATTTCTGCATCTATTCATGATGTCTACTCTTTCATATTCTTCATCTTGAATGCTCATATCAATTTGATGCCTTAAGATTTTTAAATATAAATAAACATTCATTGGATCTTGAAGCAGATTTCGTTGGTAATGCTCCACAATAATGGAACTAATTGCATCTTTATCTTCTTCCTTCAACTTAAAATAATCTCCAACTGGTATATTGTATTTCTCGTTGAGTAATAATCTTAACTTATCCATATAAGTAAAATATAAAAATATTGTATTACTTCCTATGTTTGATTGGTTGCTTGTATTTTGTATCGGTAATAAATCCACCAGTATTCCAGTTATTCAAATGAGTTCTTTCATTAGTCTTAACATTTAATAACTTATTTTTTTCTAATACTAAATTTACAGCTTCTGATCTGGAAATACCTTCTTTCATAAATGCTTTAACTTCAAACATTTCTTCTTGAGTAAGTTTTAACGGCTGCTGTTTTTTTCTTTCAACTCTATTGCTCATTAATTCTTTTACTCTATTATTTCTTTCAATTTCCTGTATTGATATAATATTCTTTTTCATTTGTAAAATATAAATAATCTTCTTCAACGAGACAACTAAGCACACTTATAGTTCCCTATATTTTAACCACACCCAATAAGTTTCGTAAGACCAGTTCCTATAATCCCCCATATCTTACTTATCCTTATTGACCTCTTTCGTATCAGGTATGTCTTAGTTCTATTTGAATTATTCCACCCGTGAGACCCTTATTCTCGTTCCGTGCCGATTATACCTTCAGGGCGACATTGAACCTTTTCCTGTCAGTTCAAATACTCTCAATAAATAAAAAAACTTTTTGGGATCTGAATAGTATTTATAAAAATGGAATCAAAAATTTGTAGTAAATGTAAAATTGAAAAACCTCTTTCGGATTTTTCTATCAACAAGAATGCAAAGGATGGACTGAACTATAAGTGCAGACCTTGTCAAAATGCTTATGGAGCAATGATCCAAGCACATTATCGTGAAAGAGCCAGAAAAAGGGGAAAAGTATTCAGAGAAAAAAGAGCCAAGGACAACAAAGAAGTTAGTCACATAGCCTTCAAATCCTTCAACTTCACCAGAGACCATTCTAATACCCTAAAATTCCTTGAAATTATTGGCTATGACATTACACAGGATTTACACGAACAGTTCCTCCAGAGGGTTCTAATGAAGCATGGCGTGGTATTAACACCAAAGGGTAGACCTAAAGATAAATTATCAAAATATTGGGAATAAAAAAAGGTCTCATTTCTGAGACCAATTTTATTTATAAAACAACGAACAATTTATAATTTTTTTGTTAAACCAACTGTGACCATTGTTAACTCTCCTAATCCTGCATTTATTGTTCCTGACCAATTATTGTTGAATGAATGATCAACACCAACTTTGAAATAAGGTCGGACCAATTTGTCAATCACAACACCTTCTTCAGCTTTATAGAAATTGGTAGAGGATATACCAAACCCTAAATTTACACCAGTCCCTTCATCTTTTTCTGTCTTCCAGTATAGAGCAGTAATGTGAGTGAAATGACCAGCAGTATAACTCCTTGAAGTTCCATTGATATAGTTATTCAATTGTTGTGGAGAATTGTTGAGACCCCAAGAATAACCATACTCCAAACCGAATTTGTAATTGAATTCTAAACCAACCATTGTTACTGGACTATATCCTACATCATAGGTTGACTCTCTTAACATTGAGATACCAGCAGATGATGTTGCTCTAATTGTTTGAGCTTTGGAAACATAAGATGCAATTAGGACGATTGCGACCATCATGATTTTTTTCATTTTATTTTTATTTATTAGTGTGCTAAGATATGATGTTAATTTGATTTCTCCAAGAGTTTTTTGAGAACGATGTATTCGTAGTAACGAGCTAAGTCATATACATCCTTACTAAAGAAAGCTCCGATACCATAGATCCCGTGATCACGATATGCTCTAACATCTTTCTGAAAGGATTTGACTATACTAGCATATATTGATGGTGATTCCAATTTCATTGAACTGAGTTCGTTGTATTGTTCTTGAGTGAGTGGTGTGATTAAAAAGTCCATGATGTTTGTTTTAATTGTGAGGTGCTAAGATAGGGATTAATTCTGATCAAACCAAAATTCAATTTGTCTATTTTCTGTCATTTCCTTGAAAACAATTTGATCATCTACAGTTGTTATGAAATCAGTATTTTCACACTCAAATGAACATAGGTAGTCAATAACATCATCTAAGTTTTGAAAATCCTCATAACCACGCATAATATGTTCGTATTGTCCTGAGGTTAAAATAAAAAAAGGTGTTGCTTGCCAGTCGGGGTGTTGTGCTTTAATGATTCTCATCGTTTATTTTTTAAGTATGAAGTGCTAAGATACAAACTATTTTGATTCTACCAAATATTCTTTTAGAACTTTTACTGATGAGTTTTGACCCAAAAAATAAAAGTAATCATAAATGTTGATGTCTTTGATCTGTTGTAATAGTTTCTGTTTCATTGTAATTGTGTTTGTTTGAGATGCTAAGATACGATGGTATTATTTACCAGCCAAATTTATTTCTTTGGTTTGATTGTTTTTTCTGTGTATGTATCAAATAATTCAACCTCCAATGATTTACATAAACCTGCAAGAGCAAAGTAAGTTTTGTTATCCAACTTTGAATCACAGATCTGCAATGTGTTATCTTCTGTATCCAATGTAACCTCAGTCCCATTCTTACAATACCACACAATCAAACTATCTTGTGTTGTTCCTACTTCTTCGTTGATCCATACTGAGATTTGAGATACTGCCCAAATAATGTTTTGTGTTGTCATTGTCTGTTTTTTTAATTGTGAGGAGCTAAGATAGGACTATTTGGATTCTCAGCCAAATATTTTTCATATTCTTTTTCTATCCATTGACGGAATTGATACTCCTCGTCCTCAAGATCAATGTCTAATACATTGAGTTCCATTTCTTCGTATAAGCGTTTTGTCTGACTCATTTTTGTTGATTTTTAAGGTTGTTGATAAAAGAATCAAGTTTCTCTGTTTTGAGATCACCTGTCTCAATATATGCCTGTAATCTGTGAGCATAAAGTAGGATATTCTCAAAGGTTACTTCAACCCCGATCATACCCAATACAGATATTGCATTACTGAGACAAGAAGTTCTTGTAATGATCTTCTGTTTATACTCTTCAAAATCTTGTTTTCTTTTCCAATACTCTGGTTGTGTGTCGTATTTTGTTGCCATAATGATGATTTTAGATTACAAAAATAGGGGTATAGGTTGGTATATCCAAATATTAGCACAAAAAAACAGGAACTTTTTTAGGATTCCTGTTAATAGCAAAGTCAAAATGTGGGAGCATTTAGAACTTCAACAAATCTATGATATTATCTTGGTAGAATCAATAGTTCACTGGTTCAACGAGTAGGTTCTCGTCGTCCTCAAAATATTCTTTTACCTTTTCAATGTGACCATCCATATAACTCACATCATGAACCATTCCAACCTCTTCATCAACCTCATGAATTATATCCTTGAAATCCTGAACCAATTTAACAACTTGTTCCATATCCTCAGGACTTGTGTATTCATTATCCAATACCTCTTTTTCAATCTCAAATATCTTGTCTGCAACAATAGCAGCTGAACGAATCATACCAACTGTATCATCGTTTACCTCCATTGAAATCAGATGTTTGAATGTTTCCACAGCACCAGGACACATGTCAAAGTTATCTGGTCTATAACCAAATATATTCAGGTCCTCAGCTAAAACGATTGTTGTATTAGGTGCAACAACCTTTGTTGAACAGGCGGCATATGCTTTCTTGTAATCTTTTCCTCTAGCCTTTTCTTTTGCAATACAAGATCCAAGAGCACTATCCTTTGGAACTTCAGCAAAATCCTCCAAACGATTCCAATACTTGTAATAAGAATTGAAACTTGTTAAACAGAAGATTGATCTTTCCTTCATGTTCGGATATTGTTCTCTCATTTTTTTATTTGACGCACAACGCTTCAAATACATTCCTCTGTTCTCCGACTTACGAGGCTTGATGATGAATACCTCTGTGGCTTCATTATCTTTCATTTTAGACATCTTCTGTCTTAGTTGGGAATAACATATCCCCAAGGCTTGATCCCTGTCATATTCGTCAATTATTGACCTTACACAACGGGGTATAAATTCTTGTTCTGTCTCTCCTGATCTTGGATTTGGAATTGGCATTGTTATAAGTTGGCTTTAAGTCTTTTATTTTCGGCGTGCAATTCGTCTATTTTCTTCTCCAATTCTTGTATCTTCAGGTTCAAACCATGTATTTCTTCTTTCAAATCGTCAATTAATACCTTATAACTGCTAATCACAATCTCCATATTTCGTAGTATGGCATTGTCAGTTTCTGCTTGTTGTCTTTTCTTTGACACAAACCATGAAGCAACTGCTGTAAGAATATTGGATAAGAGTAATATTAAATTGTCATTCATAATTATAATCCACAACAAGCATATGTTGGGTCTGAATAAATCGGCATGTTATTGGGTATTCTATCATACATACCTCTACGATTACCATTTGTTAATTGTATTCCGCTGAAGTAGTTGACCGAGAGATGAGGAAACAACCCTTCTGTTGAATTATATTGATATACTCTTGGATAATTTCCTGAGTTATAAATTAACTCATCAATCATTCTTTGTTCAAAGAATTGTGCTCTATCATTTGCCCTTTCATACATCCATTCCATCTCTTTCATTGTGACAGTATGATCAGCAGAAGTTACGATACCCGCGTTTTTAATTCTCATAAAAATTGAGGGGAGTGCTTCACGATATCCAGCCCATATTAACATGGGTTGACAGAAGTATTGAAGGAAATTATTGTTTATATCCGTCAAACTTGAACCAGAAACTTGATTAAGTAATTCTACATAATAAGGACGACCTATGATATATTCCAAACGAGTCTGTTGCACAACGCTAATAAACGGGAGTAAAACCGAACTCGTAACATTGGGATCAATATCAGTAAAGTTTTTTAACTTATTCTCACTTACGAGGAGTATATTTTGAGGCACAATTGCTTGAGACATAATTAGTTAGATTAGTTATTTATAGTTTCACTTTTGTTTATATCCAAAGCTTCAGTCTTGTCAACTGCAACATCTTCGGTTCTTGTTTCGTTGATAGTTTCAACAGGAGCAGCATCAGGGATTGTAACCATGTTAAATTGTTCCACTTCCAATTCTGTTTTAACACCATCACGAAGGGTTAGGATCTTGTTGAATACGGAAAGTAGTTCAGTCTGTAAAGGTTTAATCACCAAGTTATTAAAATGATCTTGTGCTTCAAGATGATCTCTTTGGGATAGAGCACCAGGAGTGGAGATTCCCAAGAGTTCCGCCGAGGA